CTCTTGGGTTTAAAATGATGGTATAAATATGCTCCACATACTGCAATATCTTCATCAGAAAGAAAATAACTTGGGTTAAGATATTTTCTCATTGCAATCACTGCTCCATGTTCTTCATCTTTCCTATACCTTAATTTTGCTGGTTCTTTTGATGTTTCGAAAATCTCTCCATGACATATAGAATGTCTTAATTTTGTCTCTGAAGGCATAAAAAGAGAACGCGGGATGGTATCAATCACTGGGAATTCATCTGATAAAATTGACACAATTCTTCCTGGTTTATACATCATCTGACAATATGGTTGCAATGCCTGAATCATTTCTGCAGTTATAAGTTGACCAAAAGCATCATCTGTTACACAATAACCTGCCATATGAATCCCAATGATCTTTCCTGATTCATTTGAAGAATTAGATATTAAAATACTTCCACAAGATCCAGGCAATGTTTGCGCCTCGTATGATACTGTTTTCCATGTGAATAATGCTTGTCCATTTGGATCCGTAGCCACCAAAGGCTCTTTGTTTATTGATTTTATTCTTATCCTTTGTTTCTCTGCTATAAGTGTGATCATGGGATTCTTTGCAACTGAATCAATTCCTTTAATTTTCTCGAATTCTATCGTTTCACATAATGCTACCATGGTTGCCTCCTGATTCAATAATTTATCCATATCTGCCATTTTAATGAAATTTGATACATTTGGAGCTCTTAAAGTTAGATCGATGTGACATTTAACTGAATCTGGAAATTTAATTGCTATTAAATCATAATACAAGCTTTCTTTCTCACCCTCATGTGCAAATGACATTACATCTAATCGTGATGTTGGGATTCTCACGAATTCTCTAAAAGTATTAAACAATGAAACTGTAGCAGTCGAGTATTCTTCACTAGTGATGGAGAAGAAATGTCTATTTGTTATCAGTGTGCGTGCATTTAGGAAAGTTCCTCTTAGCATGCCGTATTGAAGACGGTCATCACGTTTGAATTCAAGAATCATGATATACATATTTTGCAAAACTTTCTTTTCCGTCACATAAGATAATGGACATGCGAGTTGTGCGTCTCCTGAATGTACAAATTCCCTAATATCAAATTTATCCGTATCAAAGGTTTTAAGTTGTGTTTTGAAAATTGGAACAACAACAACTTTTGAATCTGAAGGTTGTTTATCTTTCTGTTTAACTGATTTTGGTTGACCATCGTTATAATGTTGTGTTTCACCTTCTTTTTCTTCCGCGATCTCTTTCTCCAATTCCTCCTTTTTCTTTTCTAAAGCAGCAATCTTCGTAACATTCACACTTTTCTTCTCTTTTTGTTTCCCACTCGGAAAATAGCTCTTGTAAACTTTATAGGCGGAAAAAGCTGCTAACAAAAATGCAGCAGTTCCAAGAACTATATTTCTACGCCTTTTCTCTTCTTTTGATCGTCCAAAAAGGAAATTATTGCAACGTTCTGACCACGTGAGTGGCAGAAAGCGAAAAACGTATAACAACATAAAATTTCTAAAAACACTATGTCGGTCAGGTTTCTCTACACTGAAATAAGAAAAAGTTGGTAGAGAGAAAGATGATTCAAGTTTCGCAATGTTCTCTCCCGACGTACTTGGTAAATCCGTGGGTGGCGATGGTGCTGGTTTTGTTGGAATACTTAAACGAGCACGTTTGATGAAATTTACTTCTGTCACCTCTTCTCTACTGGGTCGCTCCTTGTTAGGTATAAGATCTGCAATGTATGCTGGTGTTTCTTCAATACCCTTCATGTCTTGTCGTGTACGTTGTGCACGTCTTTTAAAAACTATTGACTCATCCATGTATCTTTTATGAACATCTTTC